GCCCGGCGCCAGCGGCTCGCGGCCGAAGCCGAGAAGCTCGCTGGCGATCAGGCCCTGTTCCTCGCCGATGTTGACCGAGGCGAATGGCATGCGGCGAAAGCCGGTGCCGGGCGGTGTGCCATAGGTGCTTTCGAACACGGCGGCGAGAGCCGCGTTCACGCCGCGTGCGCGAGGCATGGGTTGTTCTCCATCTGGTTTGGTGTAGGGGCCTGAGCGGGGCCCGACCGGCGCTGTTCAGTGCCGAAGGTCCGAGCGCCGTCGAAGGACCGTCGATCGGTTCCAAATGCCCGAGCGCAGTCGAAGGGCCGTCACTCAGTTGAGCGGATCGGCGGTGGCGTAGGTGGCGACGATCACGACATCGGCGAAGCGGCCGACCTGACTGCCCGTGGTCTCGATATCCTCGGAGGACGGGGCCTCCGCCTCGATCCAGTCGACAAGCCCGCCGAGCCTGCGGTTGGCGATGATCGCCGCGCCGATGGCGGCAAGCATGCCGTCGAGCACTGCCTCGCGCGGGAGCGTGGCGCTCTCGAAGGCGGCGATCTCGACGGGAATGCGATGGGTGTAGAGGTAAGATACCGGCGAGAGCGTGACGTCGGGCTCGCCCGGATCGCCATCGCGGATCACGACCAGTCCCCCCGGCGGAATGCGCTCCGGCTTGGCGAGATTGCGCTTCACCTCCGCGCCCGGCAGGGCATCGGCGACGAGCGCATTGACCGCGCCGAGGACGGTTTCGCGTTTCGAGGGCATGAACAAAGAGCCTTCAGGATCGCGGCCAGTGCCGCGCGATCAGGGTCGGAACGCGCGCGGCTTGCCGCTTCGCGATCGCATCGATGTTGAGCCGCTTGCGGAGCGTGACCTGGGGCACAAGCAGGAACACGATCACGGTTGAATGACCGGTCTTGCGCCTATTCGCTGCCGCCAATCCGCGCGTGTTGATGCGGGCCGCATCGGCGACCAGAAGCGAAGGGCCGCGCTTGCGGTAGACGAAGCGCAGCCGCATGCCGGTGCGCCGTTCCCAGCCGCCGGGCGTGATGCGTGACGCACGCCCGTTCGGTCCTCGCCCGCGCGTCCCGGCGGCGGGTGTCGGAATCGCCAGCCAGAAGCCTCGCGCCGAGCGAATGGTGACGCCGCGATCGAAAGCGTCGATGAGCTTCGGGGCCTTCGACCAGACGAAGGCTGCGGCTTCGACGCTCTCGCCGACCTCGGGGAATACCTTGCCCCTCCATGTCCGCGAGAGGCGTTCGCCAAGGCCGGATGAGACGACATCTTCGCGCAAGCGCGCCTTCAGCTCGACTGAAGCATCTCGCATCCCGGAGGTGACGGCGCGTTCGATATCCTGCTGCGTGCCCGCCAGCGCCTTGCGCATGTCGGGACGTTCAAGGTTGAAGCGCATGGGATCAGACCTTGACCGCCTCGCAGGTGAGGACGAGCCCCATGGGATCGGATGAGGGCGTCCCGATGATCTTAAAGGTCTCCGTCCCGATCACGACGAGATCGCCCTCATCGATTGCCGCAGCTTCGGTCCTGCGCAGGTCGAGCAGAACGGTCGCCATCAAGGCGCGGGACGCCCCGAACTCGACCACGGCGTCCGGGCGGCGGCGGATGACGCGGACGGGGACACCGGGGCCGATGCCGCCCGCCTGCCAGAGCGCGGTCTCGCCAAGGTTCGGATCGGCGAACAGGGTGTCGAGCGCTGCCGCGAACGCGTTCACGTCAGAAGCTGCCGTTCAGCCGAACGCGGCCGATCGTATCGCTGGCGCCGCCTGCCACCGGTTCGGTCGCAGCGCCGATCAGGGTGTTCGATGCGACCACAGTCGTCGCGAGGCGGGCGGCATTGTCCCAATAGATGCGCGCGCCGACGACCCATGCCTGGGACGGGGCCTTGCGCAGTTCGACGACGCCTTCTGTGAGGGTCTCGACCTCGGCGTTGATGGCCGCCGATCCGGTCGCGATGCCGAAGATCGCGCCGACCAGCAGTCCATCGCCGGAGGCGACGGCATAGGGGGCGGGAAGCGTGATGGTGTTGCCGGGCTGGATGTAGCCGCGCATGGGAATTCTCCGAGAGTATCAGGTGATGGGAAGCGTTCCGGCGGCGATCACGCGCCGGGATTGCGGTAGAGCCCGCGCCAGTCGATCGCCTTCGCGCCGAAGTCGAGGCGGCACTTGATCTCGACGCCGTCGACATCGAAGCCGTTGCGCGTCTCGATGTAGGCGCCTTGCTGGCCTTCGAGATAGGCGTACTCGATGGTGTCGATCTGGGCGGGGTTCGCGGCGAGATACCAGGCGGTGAGGCTCGCGGCATCGAGACGAGGCTCGGAGATCGGCGTCAGGGTTCGGATCGAGGACGGGACCACGTTGCCGGTCTGGGCAGGCACGAGGTTCTGCGCCACCAGCTGCTCGGCCGCGAGTTCGAGCGATGCCGGCACGATGAGATAGGCGGGCCGGACATTGAGGATGGTCTTCTTGTCGAGCCCCGTCTGCCGGGCCATGGCCGCGCGCGCGGCGCCGATCGCGGTGACGCTGAGCGCGGTGGCCGGGTTCGCCAGATTGCCGTGGTTCTGGTGGAACAGCGCAATGGAGTCGCTCATGGCGGCGTTCGCCAGGATGATGCCCCAGACCACATCGCTCTCCAGCGTGGCGATCGCCGTGCCATACATCGCCGGGATACGAGTGAAGGCGTCGAGATCGTCGTTGATGAGGACCTGCCGGGTGACCGCAACGACCCGCCCGTAAGTCTCGACACGGTAGCTCTCGCGCCCTTCGGCCAGGGTGCCGCGCTTGAACTCGCCGCCCTCGTTCACCTTCACGAGCTGCGGGGCTTCGCCGAGCTGGACACGGTGCATCGCCTTGAAGTCGGTCGCGAGCACCTGACGGCAGAAAGGGACATAGGTGCGCGGATAGGCATCATAGGCCTGCCGCAGCGTCTTTCCCGTCACGGCGGCGAGAACCTCCGGAAAGTCCGAGGTGGAATGGAGAGCTCGGGTGGCGATCTCGTCGCGCGACATGCCCCGGACATTGACGCCCGAGCTTGAGAGGAACTCGCGGGCATGCTCCACGAGCGTCATGCCGCGATACTCCCGCGCCGGTTCGCTCAAGGGGAAGAGCGTGGGCGAGTAGCGGTGCAGAAGAGCATTCGACACAGCGTCACGACGCGTGACGCGCTCATCGCGGCCGCCGAGCGGGATGCTGACCTGAGGCGAAACCCGCGTCTTCTCGGCATCGGTCGCGACCTTGTCGAGGATCTCGCCGCGCGCCGCATCGAGCGTGACGCCACGCTTGACGAGATCGTCGGCGAAGCTGCGCTCGAGGTGCAGGCGGCCGGCAAGATCGTAGATGGTTCCGACACGCTCGCGCTCCGTGTCGCGCGCGCGGGCTGCGATCGCCTCCGCATCGATCGCGGGCGTGGTCGGCACTCGATCCTGTGGTTCGGGCGCGGTCCGGCGCGTCTGCGTCTCAGTGTTTTCGGTCACAGCGTCGTCCATGGCTGCTTTCTCCTTGGATGAAGCGTCGGCGCGGTGGACGACGCAGGGGTGAAGGGGTTCTTCGGCACGGAAGCCCGCAGCCGGATCAGCGCCGATGGGCACTGCGGAGATCTCGAAGGGCGTCCAATCGACCGCGCGCCACAACTCGGGCGCGCCCGCCTGCTTGGTCACCTCGAAGCGATGGACCTGGTAGCCGATCGACACCGCCCGGATGTGCCCGGCCTCGACGTCCTTCCAGAGCGGTTCGACCTCGGCCCGGTCGGAAAAGCGGACACGGGCGACGCCGCGCCCGTTCTCGATGCGGGCGCTTCCCGGCACGACCGAGCCGATGACGCTGTCGAGCACGGAGGCGTCGTGCACCTTCAGGAGAGGCGCACCCGCATTCAGGCGATCGAGACGGACGGCGCGCGGATCCATCGCCAGTTCCTCGTCGAACGGATCGCCGAAGAACGGATTGCGGCGCACACGCGCGCCCGTGGACCAGACTACGTCGATGGTGCGCTCGGCCGCATCGATGGACGCAGGCAACAGGTCCGCCACCCGCGTCAGCGGCGGCAGGTCGATGTTTCGGGTCATGGTGCAAAAGCTCAGGTGTCGGGATTGACGGGTTGGCCAGTCGTGTCAGCCTGCATCACGCCGGTTTTCGTCACGCGCCGCGGATCGCTATCGAAAATGAGCCCAAGGGCGTCGATCTTGGCGTTCATGGCGGCGATCTCGGCGAGCACGGCGTCCGGGTTGTGACCTTGACGCGCGATGGCCTGTGCCAGCGACATGGTGCCCGAGCGCAGCGCCAGGAGATCGGCCATCGCGTCCTTCAACGGATCGACAGCTTCAAAACGCGGCGGAGACCACTCGACCGCGATGTCCGGCCGGGGCAGTTTCCCGGCAGCCCACGCCGCCTGGCAGAACCAGACCCATATGGGCTGGCAGAGAACCGGGATGACGATCTGCCATTGGACGGCGTCGATCAGGCGGCGGAACTCCACGAGCCCCGCCCGGATCGATGAATAATTGACCTGACTGAGATCGCCGGTCAGCAGCTCGTAGGGCATGCGGAACCCCGCTGCCACGATGTGAAGCTGCGCACGGAGCCACTCGCCCACACCCGCCGTCGTGGCGGGCTGATTGAAGCGGATGTCCTTGCCGCCGCGCGCATAGGCGATCAGCCCGGGCTCGAACTGTTCGACGCGGTTGCCGTCGGCGTCGACCACCGACGGAGCAATCCCCTGATCGGCTTCGTCGGCGCCAAGCACGATGCCGACGACACAGGCTTCCGTCTTCTTGCGGACGAGCTCGGCCTGCGTCCAGTCGTCGAGATCGCGCAGGGCCCGCATCACCGGCGTGCCCCACGGGACGCCGCGCACCTGCGTGCGCTGCTTCTCGTAAAGATGCAGCACCTCGCTCGCCGGGATGGCGAGACTCTCCAGACGTCGACGCATGGTGACGACGGCATCGCCGGGATGCTGGGCATGGAGCCAATAGGCGCGGCGTCGACCGAGGGGATCGAACTCGATGCCCTGAAGCAAACGCCCGCCATCGGCGAGATCGCCGCTGCGGGTATTGTCCAGAAGATCGGCTTCGATGATCTGAATCTGGAGCGGAACGGCCAGACCATCGCTCGGACGTCGTGGGCGGCGGCGGATCAGCACCTCGCCAGCCTCGATCAATTCCCGCACGGCCAGGGTCTGAAGCCCGAAGATGTCGAGCTGGCCATCGGCGTCACAGGCGGCGATCCACTCGGTCCAGAGCCGGTCCACCGTCTCGTCGAGCCTGGCGTCACCCGTGGCGGCACGCGGAATGATGCCGCTGCCGACGATGTTGTTGACCAGCACCGAGACGGCCTTCGCCGCATGCGGATTGTTGCGGGTGAGATCGCGCATGCGATCCCGCAACAGGCCGCTGGCGGCGGCTATCTCGGCATCAGCCGATGTTCCCGCCGCTTTCCATCCATCCGTGCGCCGTCCCTTGGTAGCGCCGTCATAGCCACGGGAACTGCCATGGGTCTTGGCGCTCAGCGCCTCGAAACTGCG